GTTTTGCTCGTTTTTGCATCAATTTTTGCTTTTGTTGTGGTGTTTCAGCTTCTTCATATAGTACTTTTATAAAGTCTTCTAAAGCTTCTACCATATAGTGAAATGCTTTATCAGTCTCTTCTCCGTCACCATATCTGCCACGATTTTCCATATAACGACCGTAATAGTCATACATTTTGTCTATATGATCATGACCTCTATATCTTCCTCGACTGTCTCTGCGTCTCGCACCATAGTTTTCGTATCCGCCATAGTTTTCATATCTGCCATATTCTTCACGACCATATCTTGGATCGTAATCGTAATGGCCATAATTTCCGTACATTCCCATGTCCTCCTTTGCAATATGTTTTGTTTTTACCAATTTGTAAAGAGCTTCTACATTAGTTGGTGTTATGCCACTATCTAATATTTCTTTTATACTCTCCTCGGTTTTTGTTATTATTTTCTCTTCCAAGTTATTCACTTCCTTTCTTTAAATACTCTAGTATTTTTTCATTTTGCTCAATTATCTTGTTTAGATAATTGTTATCTTGGTTTCTTAACTCTTTCATCAGATCGGTATTGTTGAAGTCTTGAAGTAAGATTATCAAACTTATCAATTGTAACATTAACCCCAATCTGTTTATTAAATCGTTATTATTCATCATTTGTTAAGTCTAGATATACTGAACGTAGCGTTAGTAATTATCGCTTGTGTAGTTGCTATTGGTGTTGTAGGTGTAGTCGGTGTTGGAACACTTGGTACACTTTGTACACTAATATTTGTCGTTCCTCTAGGGCATACTCTTAATTTTTTATCAAATGAAATAGTTTCATAATCATTTGCTGCAGCAATAGTCACACTTCTAATCGTGTCTGGAATAAGAATTCCATCTTGGAAAAGTGCAATAGCCACGACACCCGGAGTAGCTGTGCTTACAGAAGCACTGAATTCTACATCATAATATCCTGTATATCCGTTTCCAAATATTTTGAAATTGGGATTACCATTCGAATAATCTAACCATCCACAACAAGAAGCACATCTCGTTCTAATATCTGTTTCGTCAAATGTTATCGGACTTGCATTACTTGGTAATACTAATGGTTCATTTATTATAGTTTCTATCATTAATTATCATTCCTTTCTATTAATTAAAAAGAGAATAAGCCTTGCCTATTCTCATCAGTTTCCCAATGTTGGGAAAGTGTTAGCAAGTTCTCGTAATCGAGTATGTAGTATTCTACTCTATGCTATTAAATAAATTGACTTGTAGTAAAGTTTCCACATCCACATCCATTGTTTCCACCGCAACTAAATATTGGAGTATTTCCGTATACAGGTTGTGCAGGAATTGGGCATGAGCGAAGTTCACTAACTAATTGGTTTGCAACGACAGCGTTATTTGCTCTGATGTCAGCAGTTTGAGCTACTTGGCTTGCTTGTAAATCCTTCATTAATATTTCACGTTGCAAGTCAGCGATTTTTTCATTCTTGGCATCTATTTTATCGTTACATAATTGGTCAAGAATACGTTGAACACCAAGTGTATTAGATTGAATAATATCTCTTACACCTTCGCTTAATGCTTGACGATCTGCACAGTTTTCACTTAATACAGTAGCAGTTAAGTTGGCAGTTGCAAGTCTATTTTCGCAGCAGCAGTTAGCAAGTTGTGAACTTAAATCAAAGGCAGTATTCATATTAGCCATTTGTCTATTAGCTGCAGCTATTTCTGCATTATAAGCGGTAGTGTTTATCGCGTTTGTGATAGAGTTTCCAGTATTGCAAATTTGGTTACTCAAACCCGCAACACCATCTCTAACACCTTCGATTTGGTTGCTCAAATGTAGTGCGTCGAATCCGTTGTTAGTGTTTGCATTAATTCCTTGTTGACCAGTTAATAACCAAGGGAATTCATACATTCCACCGAATCCACCACCGAATCCACCACCGAAGCCCCAGCCACCATTACCAAATAATAGTGCTAACAGAATAATAGCCCAAATACCATCGCCACCAAATAAGCCGTTGTTACCATAACCACCCATAAAAGGCATTACTGGATAACCATAACCATTTCCATTTGTTGTAGCAAGTTCAACAGTTGGTAGTATTCCTGTTCCGTTTGTGTTTCCGTTCATAATATCTCCTTTCTATTATATTTAAGTTGCTAGGAGACTTATATGAAGGTACTTACCTAGCAAATACCTTCATACAAGGCTCTTAACCTTGTTTTTGCTGATTCATTTGATTCATCATTTGTTCCCATTGTTGTTTTTGTTGTGGATTGAATCCGCCTATGACTTTGTTTAAGTATTCATTCGGATCAACATTATCTTTTTTTGCTTGTAGAAACTCGTTGTATGCTTGAGGGTTTCGCATTTTTAGTTGCATCTCCATTTGACTCATCATCTTTTGTGGTATCTTGTTCATCAAACCTTGGGTCAACATTTGTAATATATTCATAGTTCTTTACCTCTTTCCTTAATTTTTCTATTTCACCTTGTAATTCCTCTTTTTCGTCTTTTAGTTGTTCTATCTGTATATCTTTTTCATCTAATGGTTTTATTTCGTTAAGTTCATAAGTCCTGATATCTCCTTTAACGTTTTTAATCCATACAACAGACATATCTTTACTGAAAAAAGGTGTGTCAATATATACCATTTCTTTTCCTACTTCGTCAATAGTGTTGGCATACCTCATTGTATGATTATTAGGTGCTAGTTGAAAAGTTTGGTTAATCGATGGTTGTTGATTCTTAAATTGCTCTTTCATTTGTTGTAGTTGAGCAATTTGTGTGTCTATTCTGTCGTTTAAGTTTTGTTGGCCATAATAATTGTTATATGGGTTGTTATACGGGTTGTTATACATTTTTCCTCCTAAAAATAAAATGAGGGTATATATTAAAAACTAAAAGTAAATAATATATAACCTCACTTTCTGCAAGAGATTAGTCGTGATATATCTTTTTTCCTCTTGCGCTATTATTATCGCATAAAAAAAGAAGATGAAATTATCATCTTCTTTTCTATAATTTATCACAAATTTATCAACATTATGATTATTATTCTTCGAAACTTTCCAACGCTGATGCTAACATATTAAATTCTAGGTCATTATTTACTTGAGATAAGTTTGTCTGTTCTTTATAACTTAATGCTTTTTCTAGGTTGTTTAATTGTGTTTGTAGTGTTTCATTTAGTAGTGTATATGTTGGAGTAGATAATATGTAATAAATATCAGTGTTATGTGTTGATAACCAAGTTGTGAAATCTGATAGTGATGTTATAATCGTATTATTAAGATACATATATATACTGCTTGAACTTGCACCAAATCTTATTGTATTTGCTTTTTTGCCTGATTTTTTATTTAGAAAATAATTACTTAAACCATCTAAATAATTACCTGATAACATATCGGTTGTAAATAATGTAACTCCACATACCCCTGTTTCTCCAACATCAGAAGTATAATAAAAATTTGATTCAGTTCCATTTAATACTACTTTTCTTATATTCTTTTTTAGATACCATAGATTATTTCCATAAGGTTCGTAAGATGTTGCAACATTGCCTTTTTCAATTTGAAAGTAATTCAAGTCATATCTATTAGAAGAAGTTTGTGTTACTACACTAACCAATATATAACTTGTATAACTTGGTGTTGTAATTGTAATATTTGCTGTACTATCATAAGACATACCACCTAATCTAGTATTACTGCTATCATAATAACAAACTCCAGGAGAACTACTTAAACCACTATTTGTAATTGTATAAGTTGTATTTTCTTCTACATTTATTTTATAAATAGAAAACTCACCTGCACCTGTTATTACTCCTGTTGCACCATTTATATATTTTGATGTATCATAAGGTGTTGCATTATTATCAAACAAATTCTTTCCACTTGTTAATAAGAACTCATCTTGATAATCTCCTATTTTACAATATTCTATATCTCCTAAATTTATTGGATATACTTGTTCTTGATATGGTTGTAAACTTTTATCTAAATCACTTGATGTTTTTACTAGCATTGGTTTAATTATTACATTTGATAACGAGCCTCCATTATGTATTCTTACTGCCAAATATAAATTACTTCCATTATCTTCTATTTGAACGTATCCACCTATCGTATTACCATTTACTTGTTGTATTGATGTTCTATTGCTTGTTGAGATACGATAAGATAATGGTGAACTAGATGAAACTCCCATAATGGTTTTTATATTATCAAAGTTGTATTCTTTTAAATAATATCCTACACTAGTAGAACTATCAAATGTCCCTGCAAAAAAATCAAAATATGTATTTGCAGTTGCAGTTCCATTTAATTTATACGAGCCATCTCCATTGTTGGTTATTGTTATTCCATTTACTGTTTGTGTTGTTATTGTTGGTAAAAGATTAAGACCTTCTACTACTATTTGATTATTTCCACTTATAGTATGTATTTGTTGCGGATAACTTGGATTCGGACTTGCACCATTTGTATATGGTTCGTATGAAGTTGCATCTGAACCTGTTTCTAGTTGTAATTGCAACACACAATTCCATTCATCATCTATTGCACCACTTATTGCTATTCTATAAGTTTGTGTACTATCACTTACTGTAAATGTATTTGTTTTTTGTGTATATCCTTCTAATACTTTAGGGTCAACTGGATTTGTGCCTGTTGCAATAAATGAAAAAGTATATGTTCCTACTGGTAAAGTAAAGTTTACTAATTCTACCCATCCTGTTGCATTTCTCTTACCAGTTATAGATATTTTATCATTTGTTCTAGTTATTGTTAAACCACTTGATGTTTTTGATGTTAAAGATGTTATATCTAGTATATTCTTTCCAGTAGTAGTAAATTGTTCTAATTCAGTTGGATTTAATTCTACCCTTAGTCCACCTTTTCTTGTGTTATCCAATGTTACCGATGTTCCACTTCCTGTTACTTTAGGTAGTTCTTCATAGATATTTTCTAATTCGTCTACATAAGATCTGAATGTATCCGCTGTTTCTATTTCCCCACCTATCGCGTTAATACCTTGTCTTAATAGATTTTTAGTTTCATTTAAGTATGTTAATTTGTCACTTGTCGTTCCCATTTAAACCACCTATATATTTTCTCCATTTATAGCATCTAATACACTATCTATATCGCCTATACGAGCATTTAAAACATTTTCTAAAGTACCTTTAGAAATAAATATATTTGTATCAGCATTTTGATATGTACTATATGTAATAGTCTTCGATTTTAATACACCGCTTGATGTCTCCGTTTGATAAACATCAGACGTTTTTATAACACCACTTACACTATCTGTTGCATAGTCAGTTTTTCCTACTTTATTGTTTAAATCGGTTTTCACATCATTCGATAGTTTCAACTTCAAATCGACATTATTAGGTTGTAATTCTCTGATAATATCTTCACTATCTCTTATTATTTTTGCCATTTATATGTCCCTTTCCATTTTATAATTTTCCAGCGTGGAGTAATTCATCGAACATTGTATCAACATATGAATCTCCTCCCAAGCCGTTATATTCGTCTTTAGCTTCGTGGATTAATGCTTTTTGTTGTTCATTTTTATCCAAACCTTGTTTGATTTCCGACAATTCGCTTATCAAGAATCGTTTGTCGATTGTAAGTTGATAATTTTCTACAACTTTTTTAAGACCATCGAAGTTTGACATACGTCTATTATTTAAAATTGTAACGACTAATGTCGCCATTGTCGGTACAATCGATATTAATGCAATTGCTATTTCCATTGAGTCCTCCTCTTTATATTTTCGCCTTCATTATATCACATTTGCGACTTTTTGTAAATCGTATTATTAACTAATAGCGATCCAATCAAAATCTTGTGTAGAAAAACCACTGCCACCTATTGTTGCTTCAAATCCTGTTGTGGTTACATTTCTTATTTTTATTGCTATTACACCATTTGTTGAAGTATTTGGTGTACATACTACTTTTGGCTCACTTGCAAATGTTTTATTAAAGTTTACTTGTGAATATCCTGAAGAACTACAAGAACCTGAACCACAATCTATATTACCTGACGTTATTCGTGGTGTAAGAATGCTTATTGCCGAAATCATTGTTGATTTTCCTGAACCATCAGTAGCAAATAAATTTACATTAGGTATATTTGAAACACCTGATATTTGTATTGTTTGTTGTCCTTCTCTATATATTTGTATTCTATTAGGATAATAATTAGTATACCAAGTATTATCACTTGAATTTGAAATGCTAAATTTTGATGCCGCATCTGTACCAACTAAATTAATACTTCCACCTGTTATAGTGGCATCTGAACTTGTTATTTTTCCACTTATGTCAACATTAGTAGCATATACTTTCCCATCAGTATCGACACCAAATCTACTTTTAAAATACATAAACCAGTTTTTATTTCCTACTCCGTCATAATATGCTGTTTTTCCATCTGAAGAAAGGAAATAGGTTGCATTGGCACTGCCTATCGTTGTTCCAAGCCATCTCACATTATTGGCGTCTTTTCTCATTTCCCATCCAGCAATATTTCCGCCTGTTGCAGTTATCGTTCCATCACTTGTTACACTGAAATTAGTACTACTTAGTGACATATTATCTGCTGTGAAGTCCATATTTTTACCATACAAACTGATATCATCAGCTTTTACAGTGAAAGCGCTACCGGTTGAAGGATCGGCTGCCAATTCTGCTGTTACTAAAGCCCCATCATTTTTTGTTTTCAACACTATAGCGGTACTATTCATTTCGATAGCACTCTCGGATTCTGTACCGTTAGGATAAACTTCACTTGTTAATAGTTCTATTTGGCCTTGAGCTTTTTTTACATTTATTTCAGCATTTCTTATATCCGTTAAAACATCACTTTTAAATTCGTAAGCTGTTTGAACTTTGTTTTTCCCTTTTGACGTTATTGTACTTTTTATAAAGCCTTGATAACTCAATACTCTATCGAACGGATATGTATATACAACATCATCATCTAATTTTTGTACTTTAATCAATTCATCAGCTTTTAACCAAGGATGTCCTATCGTAGTAACATTTAATGGTATATATGTTAATCCGAATAGTTTTTCACATCCATCCAACGCTAATGTTCTTAGTTCATCTGTGTTAGTAAGCGGACTACTCATTATCGTTATCTCATTGATTTCGCTTGTAATATCCGGTGCATCTTTATATACTTCTTCACCATCCACATCTTCACTAACATCTATTATTACACGATTTACCGGACCTATGTATTTAGGTTCTGTAGTAAGTTCATAATAATCATCGGTTGTTATATAATCATATTCATCTATATCACTAACTGATTTTTGACTAAAATCTATATGAACTTTATTGTCTTCACCGACTCTTACCCAACTATATGCTAATTTACCAATATCAGACATAATTTGTCTTGCTGTGTTAGATTGTGTATAAGACCATTCCTCAACAACGAAATCGTTGTTTGTAAATTCACCATATTCGCATATAACACCATCTAATTCAATCCCTAAGCTATATGGCTCATCATCAAATGTTATATATTCGATAAGCATTTCGGTATCTTCGCTATTTGATATCGTTATCTCATCAGCAGGTACAGATGGTATTGTTATCATACCGATAGACACTACAATGGGTTCATCTAGTAGATAATATACTGTCGCGCCAGTTGTTAACGATCCTGTGGAACTAACATATGGTGCCGTAATCTCTTCACCATCATAACTATCTATTTTGCCAATATATGCTATTTTTTCAACAACACCGGTGATTCCATCTATAGTTAATATATCTCTTGCGTAGTTATCATAAATCACCAAATCAGCTTCGTTATCTACGTCGTTATAAAAAACATTTTCAGTATCGTATAAAACATTATCCGGCATAGAACATAATTCTTCATCACCTAATGATATATCGACAGTATTGGTGCCGATTGATAGTGTTACAGTTCCGGAAATTGTCTCGATATCTGACAAATCACCATCAGATTGTACCAATCTACCATAAATTTCTACATTATTTACTTTTTTATTACCATCAGTATTGTCAATAACTCTATCTATACCATCTAAATATGTCACATCTGCTGTCGAACTTGTTAAAACTGATCGTGTTATTTCATATGTACTTTGGTCAACTATTTTTTGTGTAACAGTATTTGTTGTTAGATTAACCGACAAAACATCATATTTATTTAATACACTAGTCGTTGTGAACGTATATATTTTATCATTTGACTTTAAAGAATAAGTGCCAATATCAAGTGGTGTATCATCATTATGAATATAATATACCGCAGGATGATTATCTCCGAATTCTACCCCAACTTCATCGCATATGTTATTTACTAAATGACCGGCTAGAATAGGAAATTTGGAATTTTCAGAATTATATTCCGTATTAAATTTTTTAGTGTAATCGGATGATTCTACAACAACATTGCCACTAGTATCTGTATCACCAACTTTTGTTACTATAAAATTACCCATGTCATAGTATGTTAATGTTTCAGTGTTTTTATTATCCACACCCAATTGAACATTTATTTCTTGGTCGACTAATGTTGAATTTGCTTCAACACCTTTTAAAGTAACATCCATAAGTCTTTCAACGAATTGACCGATGAAACCTTGGTTTGGGACATAACGAAAATCTTCGTATTCCCAATTAGACAACGAATCATCTTCCGTGAACACTTCGCCCGTACTTACTAAAGTAACTTTAGTAAGAATACGGGCTTGTTCATTTATAATAGCTTGTTTATCAACATCACTAAAATTCATTTTTTCCTCCTAATGACCTATTAAATCAACCGGGTCTAATTTTGCCATCCATCGCCCGCCGACCCACACGGGTGACCACATAACATCGGTATGATAGTATGTGTCTGTTATATAACTGTCGGAAGTCAAATCATATGCTTCTACAGTAATGTACATACCGTGACCCTCAGCGTCGCCAAATAACGCATTTTTGTATACTCTAGCTTGTTCAAATGTCATATATGGAAATTCACACCATATTTTAGACCTGTCGTGTGGTAAAACTTTAATATGAAGTTTACCACTTGCGACAACGCTGGAGTCACCAACTTGTACCAAACGAGGTGCGAATTTAAACGTTTCTCGTTTAGGAGAAGGGTTATTAAATACAACATCGCCAACTTTCAGCCAGTATCCTCTAAAATTATCCATATATCCTCCTATACTCTAATCGTTGCTGTACCATATCGATCAGCTTCACGATTTTGATATTCATTTTGTCCACTATATACTTTCTTACCATCTATATAGATATTTGTAGTACCACCGTTTGAATTGTATGCCATTGAATTAAATCCTGATATGATAGCATTTGTTAAAGCATTGACCATTTGGTCTTGATTATACACGGCTGTTTTATTCCCCATTGATGCCATGAACTCGGCTTTTCCGTTTTCATTCATGAAGAAGAAATCTCCAGATTGTGCAAAACCACCATCTTCAAACTTTTTAACTGTAACTTTAGGCATACTGGAATAAGATAATTTCCCATCAGTATTCAAACTAATACCGTTCATGGTATTTTTCATATTTGACATTAAACTGTTTACAGCACTTCTCCAATTATCACAGAAAGTTTGTAATTTTGATAGCATACTGTTGAAAGAACTTTCAATGTTTGTGTCAATTTTTATTGAGAACGAAGCGTTTTTAAATTCTTTTGCGACTGAATCTATGAGTGTTTTAGCGGATCTACCAACATATGTTGACGCCTCTTCAATACCTTCACCTATACCTTGTCCTAAATATTTTCCGATGTGATCAGCCCATACGGTACTAGGCGAATGAATCCCATAGTAGTTTTTGATATAACCCTCGGCCACATCTATTCCTTTTCTTGCGTCTTCTGCTATTTGGCGACCCTCTTCACTGATACCAACACCGATACCGGTTCCAAAATATCCACCAGTTGTTTCACCAACACCTTTTATAGCGTTGACCCAATTTTTATCAGCAATTAGATTGTAACCAGCTTTTGTTGTTGCGCTATACATTGTATCAAACGTTTGAGATTCTATTGCGTGGTAGCTATCTTTAACAGATATTACCGCACCAACACCAAAAGCTGCAGCACTTGTTTCTCCAACACTTTGTAGAACTGTACTCCATGTTTGTGAATATATTTTACCTTCATTAGTAATGGATTCATCCATATCTTTGTAGAATTTCTTTATAGGTGTGTCTGCATCAGCATCTTTTATACCTTCTAAACCACTTTTTATCGTTTTCAACACATCTTGCAAGTTTCTATTGGTGAAATCTATATCTTCTGATGTAGTATCCATTTGTGCACCAACGCTTAATAAGAAATATTTTAATGTACTTTCTAGTTCTGCGTTGGTATCTTTGTAATGTTGTTCATTTTTATCTAATTCTGTATTTAGATCTGCTAAATGATTTTTGGCATTTTCCAAAGCCGTTTCTTGTTCTTTAGATAACTCTCCTTGAGTGGCTTTTATACCCTCTAAAGTTGCTATTTTTCTTTCAGCGGTCTCGATATCTTCTTCGATATCTTTTCTATTGTTATTGTAATATGTAGTATTTTCGTTTTTTAACTCCCCTGTTTTATCGATGATTTTTTGAATATTTGCTTTGACGTCCTCGTAATTGCTAAAATCCCATTTTTGACTTTGCATTTCGATGTATCCTTGTAATGTCGACGATACATCGTCGATGGAACCATTTACGCCATAATATCTAGAACGGATATCCTCAAGTTTTTTAGCGTATTCTTCTTCACTAATTTGACGTCTTTGATATTGTAATTCCAATTTTTGCAATTCATCGGAATATCCAGCGGTTAATAACGCTTCAGTTTCGTAATACTCCTTAGCGCTTTTTATCATGTTTTCATATTCTTCATCGGTTACAGCACCAAGTTCATGTAATTGTCGAAGTCTCGCATCTTCTTGTGCTTTCTCCGCATAAATTTGATCATCTAATGCTTTTTTAAGATTATCGTATGCTGCTTTTAAATTGTTTATTTGTTCTTGCGTTGGTTCAGTATTTTGTCTTTCCAACTCATCTGTTAGCAATTTAACTTGTTCTTTTGCATTAGTTACACTTTGTTTAGCAATATCAACATTATCAGCAAGTTTTTGTTGTTCTGTTATATAACCTTCAAAATAAGAATATGAATCGGTCATTTGATCTTCCAACGATTTGATAGATCTACCAACACCGTCGAATAATGTGTCGTATCCCTCTTTCCAAGCGAAATCATCATAAACTTGTGTCAAGCCATCAGATATACCAAGTAACGATGCTGCTGCAACAACAGCTAAGCCAGGTATACCACCTAATAAACCACCAACAACGGTTAATCCAACACCAACGGCAGCGCTTTTTGCGATTTGTGCATTAAGATTTTGTAAGTCCGGATTCGTCTTCTTTATAATATCACCGGTTGATTTAAAAGCAGCGATTGATGTTCCAAGCACTCCAACAACACTACCGAGAGGTCCTAAAGCACCTTGGATATTTTTCGCTAAACTTCCGAAATCGCTTCCCGTCTTCGCTATTACACTTTTGATACCTGGTAATAGTTTTGTTTTAAGTGCTTTGACTAATTTATTGTCTTTTAAATCTTTTATCCATTTTTGAACTTTAGTTACAGCCTTATATGCTGTAAAAGCACCGAATGCTATACCAATTCCTTTTAACACACCTGTGATAGCAGGTTCTAATGCTTCCGCTTTTCTTTTTAAAGCGTCGGTATAGTCTTCAAGCATGTCATAACCTGATATATATTGTTCCAGTTGGTCAAGAACAGTGTCTTCACCAACCCCAGTGCCGGTTGATGTTGACTCAACAACATTCAATTCGTCAAATGGTGCCAAACTTCTGCGCACTTTACCGGCAGCACCTTCGACGGCATCACCATAATCATCATACGCATCCGCTGCCGATTTTACATTACTATAGTCGATATCTGCGATTTTATAACCTAATAAGTCAGCTAATTGTTTAGCCAATTTAGTTAAAGCATTTGTAAACGCCATCAAATAAGGAATCGCGTTCATAATAATTGGTGTCAATACTTGTCCTATTGCACGACCTAATAAACTAATTTGTGTTTTTAATATACGAATCGCATTTGCAGGAGTAATCATGGTTCTACCTAAGTCACCTTGCATTTGTTTCGTACTTCTCATAATTTGAATATATCTCAAATATGTTTTTTCGGCTTGAGTCATTACACTAACTGATTTTTTGATACCTAGTGAATGAGCCAATTCTTGTAATGTCGCTGCTTGAATTGCAACACCGACACCTTGTATCGCTCTCGCTTGTCCACTCATAGCAGATTGTAGTTTTTGATTCGCGGCTTCGACAGAAATGTTCAAATATGATGACATATCATATGTTAATTGTGTCAAGTTTGTTGCCATTGTATATGCGGCTTTACTTGTAGCACCAAGACCTTTTGTCAAATTGTAAAATGCACCAGTGTATTGCATTATTGCACTCGGATCAAGCAATAACGCATCACTTATTCTAGTAGCCCATTTGTTGGCTTCTTCAGCATAACTACCCAATGCCATGCGATATAAATTTAAAGATTCTTCATATTCTGCGGCCGATTCTACCATAGAGACAAGTGTACTAGACACTCTTCTTATAGAGCGCCATAAATATGTCAATTTAACTAATGCTAATGAACGAAATCCTTTTTCTAGACTAGCGACAACATCTTTCGTCCTTTTTCCATCATCCCCGACTTCTTCTAATGCTTTTGCGTTTTCTTTACTAGCATCGGCATTGTTTCTTTGTGCTTTCGCCGTAGCATTTATTGTTTTTTCTAAGTCTGTCCATGCTGATGACTCTTTTAAAAGTGTTTCTTGACTTCGCAAGATACCAAGAGACCTAGCCGCTTTCGCTATTCCAGATTTGTTGTCTGAATTAAGTATACCTTTATTTTCACGCAAATCAGACACTCTTTTTTGGAGTGTTTGTCGACGGGTTGATACACCCTTCATGCTTGATGCTAGTTTTTTTAGTTCTTCTAAAGGTGTTTCCGCGTTTATGGTGTTTATAGTCTTTTGTAAATTTTCAAAACGTGTTTCAGTAGATTCGATTTGTGTGTTTATATTTTTGACTTCGTCACTTATTATTTTGAGACCTTTTGGGTCAGCATCCGTGACAATTTTTAAGTCAACAGAATCGGCAGTCACAAATCTTCGAATATTTAGTATCATAAAAAGCGTCCTCCTACGATTTGTTTTCAAAATGTTTCGCGGTGGCTCTAGCCCAAGCAGTAAAATGCGCTTGCGCTATTAACCTCTCGTTTTTAATCCTTTGTTCCTTTTCTTCTTCCGTTTCCTCATGCATTTCATGTTGTGTCATTAGAATAGGTTCTTTTAAATATGGTAGAGGTTTTGTTCCAGATTTGGCAAAGGCGTGCATAACCGGAGATACTCTACAAAGAGCCTCGTAAATATACACGCCTTGCATCCAAAATTCTTCATCTTTTTGCCTAGCCTGGATTTCTTTAGATAATCTGTAGAACCTCGCTATATATGGGCTATCATACCAGAATTGGTCATAACTCATTCCATATGACATATATATTGGGCATTGTTCTTCGAATATCTTAGTTAGGGAGACAGACTCTACTTCGGACTTTTCTTTGGAGATAAGTCCACTGTCTTCCAGACTACGTTTCCCGGTTCATCGTCTTTCTTATCAGGTTCTGCTAATAGTGAATCATATGTCTCGTCTATCATTTTTTTGAGAGTCAACACTAATTCATTCTTATTAGGGCATTGATCGAGTATTTCACCGATAGTCGCAACTTGAACTTTTGGATGATTTTTGATAAAAGCACATTGGAAAGCCAATTCAATATTTGTCATTGGTTTTTCTAAGAATTCATCGATTTTGAATCCATTAGCTTCAAGTATTTTAATAGCGGCTCTCGAATATTCAAGCGTATACTTAATACCTTGATATTCTAATTCAACTTTTGTGTTCATTTTTCTTCATTCCTTCCTTATTTATATAATACCACAAAACTAAACAGATGTATAGGTACTTGGTTTAGCATATGATTCTGGTGCATTTGTTGGTGTGATATAGTTTGTGATTTCTAGTACACTTGAAACAGATGTTTCAGGTAATCCCATTTCACTTGGATTTCCTGTGAAATAGAATGATTTAGTTAAACCAGGTATTACAATTGTAAACCAAAGTGATTTATTTGCTGCTTTAGCAGTTTCGTAAGTAGTCATCAAAGTACCCCATTGAGTAATTAACTCTTCAGTTAAGTTGAATGTAAACTCTAATGCACCTCCTAAATCCTTTAATCCATCGATATAAGTCTTGTATTCTGTTTCATCTAAAGTTGTTGTTTCAAGAGTTTCTGGTGATGGGTTCAAACTAGGTGTACTTTTAGCACCAGTTATTTTTGTGTATGCACCAGTTGGTCTTGTACCAGCAGTTGATTCAGCAGCATAAGCAAGAAAAATACCAGCTGTTGATAAATTGATTGCAAATCTGTGAGTATTTAATTTTATTAAATTTTTCATTTTATCTCCTTCTATAAATAGTATTTGTATCGATATCTATGCAACCTTCATATCGCATAAAACCGATCATTATATTTCTATCACTTCTTGATACAACTATCGGTGAACTACCTAATCTTTCTAAGGCGTGATAGCGTTCACCTCGCATAAAATCTCTTATTTTTGTTATAATATTTCTAACATTTTCTTCAGCGCTCAATGTAGCCGTTTGACCAGCCAATATATTAAATTGATACGCGACATCAACGATATGTTCTTTACCATCGTAGAATTCACTATTATCGTAATTATCTAATTCTCTAATGACTACTAAAGGATATGATATATCATAATTACCATCGTAAGCCGTTTTTACAACCAAATCACCATAATCTTCATCTTCCGAAAATAATGCTTGTAAATCTTCTTTTAATTGATCTAACAATGTTTCATCATTCATTTTATATCCTTTCCAGAATAAACGGATTTCAAATACGTATTGATCTTTGATTTCGTCGTATTCGCTATGTTTTTCTTATAATCTTTAAAAGTGTTGTATACTACAGCACCTGTAGGCATACCGAAGTGTACTGAACTATGATATGTCCAATAATTATAACCATCTTTATTCCTAATCATAGGACCACTGTTATACCCTTTTAAATCGATATCAGTCGCAGCATTTCTTGCTTCCGGATCTTCTGTGGATTCACCAATATCTCCAGTACCATATTCCATATACAATATATCGGGACCGGTAACACCAACGGTAATCAATCCCGTTTTCTTACTGTATGTGGCATATGCTTTAATCGCTGTATTAGTCCCTCTCAAGGCATTAAATTCACCATCGTCACCTATTATATCTCGAGTGTTTTGATGATAACTCTGTGCATTACGATTATATATATCAGCTTGTTCATCATCGATATCCCAATGTTTAGCATCATCTATATATTCGTCATAAGCGGCATCCAAATCTTTTACCATTTTTAACGCCGTATTCCAAGTTTCTTTAAGAAACACATCGTTCATTTCAGTAACGGCTTTAGCGGAATTTTTCATAAGCGTATCAAAGGTTTTACTACCGAATTGAACTTTCCATTTACCCATTATCTACCACCTAATCTTCTTAACATAACTTCTACTTCGTTAAAAGATGCTTTAGGAGGTTTTTCAACTTCATAATCAGCGGTTTTGCAATACTCATCATAAGTTGATGGCGGAACAATGTTTATATACAACCGATCGCCAACATGATAATATTTCAAATGGTTTATATTAGTTTTTATTCTAATATGATTGTCACAATCTAAACCATATCTAGTAATGTCGGCTTCGGTATTAGTGATTTGATAGTTTTCATATAATTTTATCGGCGCAGCATATTTTTTTATCCCATTATCTAAAGAAACGTTACACAAATATAGTTTTCTTTTATTTCTAAGTAAGCTTATCATATCACTTAAACCTAGCCAAAGGAACTATATCCGCGAGCATTTCTTTTGGATATTTTCCGCCATTTCCATATTGTCGTGTAACGTTATTTTCAGAATGGGACGTTTCACCCTCTGCGCCGGATTTCAAATAACCGGTTATCGCAAGAGGTATGATTTTGTCTTCATATGCTTCATCGTATAATGTTTCACCAGATGGTTTGAAACGACGACAACGATTGATAGCACCGATCGCAGAACGTATTTCTATTTCTAGAATAGTATTGTCTACTTTTAGATCGGGTTCGTAAGCATCTAGCACCGCGTGTAATTCGTCGGTTAATACATCAATTGTTTTCATTGTCGTCTTTCCACCTTTCTAGTTAAATCTGTTAGACATATTATATTTTGATTGTTTAGTAGGTTTTATTTCGACTTTTTTAGGATCCTCCATGTCATCCATTTTGGCAATCTCATAAGCGATATTCCTACTATATTCAATTTTATTTTCGGTTGGTTTTAATATGATATCATTGTTCGGACCTACTTCTTTTACGACTTCAACGAAATAACCGTTCACTTTGATATAAAACTTATCATTTATCTTATATAACACGTTACTTCAATCCTTTCGTTTTCTTTGTAGAGAAACTTTGACGTTTCTCTGGTTCCTTAACAACTGGTTCTTCAACAGGTTTTTCAACAGGTTTTTCAACATGTTTTTCAATAACTGGTTTAGGAACTTCTTTATTGTCGCGTACTATCTCGAAGCCAAGACCTTTGTATAAATTTTCAAATTGGCCGTTGGTAACAAGTAATTCAGTATGTTCTTTTCTTATTTTTATCATATTACACCATTATCCTATATTGAATTATATTCAGTATCTAGAATATAAACTTCATTTGCTCTTTCAAATGAAGGCATACCAACCATAGATACCTTCATTTCTACGTTAACTGGATCTTCAGTTCCGTAAGTAGTAACGGCGATACCATTTGGTAATACTGTTACATTTGCTGTTCCAAGTGCATTTAAGTCTGATTCTTCTGGAGTAACACCCATGTGAGTTTCACCTAAAGTTCCATCAGGTAAGAATGCAACTGTATTATCAGCAACATATTTAGTAGCGTTTCCATTTTCTGCAACATATACGTTGTCATATTGATAGAAACGAACACCAGTTTCTTGATAAACGAAATCTAATGCTTTAGTAGCGCTAATACTTGCGATGTTACCACCAGCTAAAACGTAGATTTGATTTTTAATATTGTTATTTTTAATGATGTCATTTACTACAGAAGCATTACATACAGCTCTTGTAATTTTAACACCTTTAGCAGCCATTGCTTGTACAATATCATTGATATCTTTTATGATATCTGCACTAGTATTTGACCAAGAAGTAGTAACTTCTGATTTTTGATCTTCAGGAATACCGAAATCATAATCGTATGCTTGACCATTGCTTGCTAATGTGATTGTACCACTTGTTAAAGCTTCCATTCTCATTCTTTCTAGTGAAATTTTAGCAGCGTTGATTAGTTTAATTTGGTCATCGAATATCTTAGCAAGAATTGAATTTACAATACCAGATTTATTTGAATCCAATACTAAATTTAATTGTTGTCTTAATTCTTCATCAATATACATAGATTCTTTGAAGAATGGCATTTTAGTTGTATATTCAGTAATGCCTTCTCTGTCTCTACGAATTGCTTTAGAATCGTATGCAGATAATCTTAATGCAACTGGTTGATTTCCAGCACCTTTGATCCAATCTAGTTTAATTCCAATTTCTCTTTGATAAGGGAATAATGTTTCACCTAATAATGGTTGTTCATTGACATTTTTTTCAAGCCAATATGCTACAACATTAGCAGCAGTAACTAAATCAAATATACTCATTAGTATGCACTCCCTTCTACTAAAATAATATGTGGTAATGAAGCAGAGCCGATATGAGTTGCAACAGTAGAATCAATTTTCTTAACATCTATGCAACCAACAACAACACATGTAGCATTACCTTTTCCATCAGCGTCAAGTACAACATCATGTAAATTAACACCAACAGAACTTGATGTACTAACTGTTAAAGCAGTACCTCTATCTGTTAAGTCACCAGCTAATGGTTCACCGGCTTTAACAGTAGCGTTAGCACTTCCTGTAATTTTAACAGGAACAGCTAAATAGTAACTTTCTTGTCCAATTAAGATAGTTTTTCTAGTTCCGTATGTTCCTACGGTTTTTACCATGTTTGCCATGATTTTTCTCCTCTCCTTTATTTTTCTTTAAAATAATAATCTGAGTTAGCACTATTTCCAACTGACATTTTGGCTAATTGTGTACCAATATTGTCAGATTTCTTACCGTCTTGGCTTCCACCGACTTTTATGTCTTTAGAAAAACCTCCAAGACCATCTTTAGTTGCGTCTTTTTTGCCTTTTTCATAGCTATCATTTATCAATTTATTGATATATGTTGCCAAAGTCTTTGTTGACTCAACATTTTCACCAGTAATACTTGATATGAAAGAATTGTAAGCACTGTCATCATCTTTTATACCCAAAATACTTTTACTTTGAGCCATAATTGATTCAGCAGCAGATTTACTACTTCCCATCTTTTCTTGTGATAATTGAGCCTTTAAAGATTCAATCAAGGCATCTTTTTCCGCAGCCGAAGCAGCAGCTTTCTCATCATCTGTCATCTTAGCCGCTAATTCTGCCGCTTTCTTTTGTAAAGCGTCGTCTTTGGCTTTGATGTCAGCGTCATATTTATTCTTATCTACGTATTTTCCGTCAGATAAGTTTGCGAGTTTCATACCACTTAGTGCGGTATTTATCTCATCGGTAGTCATACCATCGTGATATGCCTCACCAAGTAATGTTTTTAAATCCATTGCGATTCCTTTCTTTGTGGTGATTAAACGACTTCTCTGTCGAACACAAACAGCAATTATTTAAATCTCCTACTGTTTGGAGAAATTTATAATTAACAACGACTATTCTACTTGCGTATTTTCGTCGTTGGAATTACCTTCGTTTTCTTCTTTTTCTCTTTCTTTTTTAGCAGCTTCTCCTCTAGCAACTACTTCATTCGTTCTGTTCGTTAAGCCTGAGAATTCTAATGCATCAATCGTTGCTAATTCACCGGTTCCTACTAATGTAGCAAATGCTGTTGCTTTGGTGCTTAAATTATCAAGTGTATTTCTACCTAATGATATATCAATATCCATGACTGATAAGTCGGATGGGATCAAATCTAATTTTTTCAATATCGCTAGAGATACAGCAACTTGTTTCTTTTTAGCTTTCTTAAAGAATAGTTCTTTAAGTTTTGCCACAATTTCAATGTCTGTCCAACCATTTCTATTGATAACGGCTGTACCAGTATCTCCACCTAATGAATCGTTTTGCCTATCTGGAACACCAGTTATAATGTTTCTGGCTTTGTCTAAGAAATCTCTAATTTCTTTTACTTCAACACTATCCAATTTCGGAGATATAAATTTGGCATCCAATGTACCGCTTGATTGAGTACCATTTGCTAAAGATAATAAACGTTTTGTTTTAATATCTCGAATGGTGGTATCACTATCATCAAGTTCAGAGCCAAGTATTACAAGTAAACTTTTGATTGTACCTTCAACATCATTCAACGAGTCACTTGTAATTTGATTTAAAGCGTTCATTACAGATAACGCTTGTTCCCAGTCTCCTGTCAACAACAATGAATTTTCTACCATTGTTAATGGGTCTAAACCAATCGGGTTATTTTCAACACGAATAACATCACTGTCTTTTTCGAAAGAGAATTTATAGTTGTCCGTGAAAGCCATATATCTTATCACATTATTATAAGAATCGGTAACCACGATACATGACATTATTTGAGGATGCCCCGGTGCTGTACTTTGAACTACAAACGCGTTTCGAGGATCGACAAATGTTATAACCAATGGTATTTCCGGAGTATTATCTTTTCTAATTTCAGTACTTGGTAATGTTAATTCATAACCAAAACCACATATTGAAGAGTACATCGCTGTTTCAATATCGACCGAATAGTTATTTTCATAATCGCAAATATCACTCAACTTTTGTACTTCTTTTTGTTTATCATTATTCTTTTGAACTAATTCAAAAGGATTGCCAAAAGTATATCCGACAATTTCACGAGTAATTGGAAAAGCATAATTAACTACCGTTTTGTTGTTTATATTTGATGTATTTGGCGCAGGACGATCTAAAATATCTTGGTCGCCTAAGAAAACGTTTATCAAATATTCGCAATCTCGCTTATTCGATAAAAAGAAAGGTAGCGCTTTGTCAAATACTTCTTTGAAATTATCAGGTGTTACTTCATTATAGTCTAGAATTATCCTCTGACGACCATAATTCAACGGTAATTTTTTATTAGTGTATTCATCAACTATTTGCGCATCATTAGTCACACTAGCACACCACCTGTCCGTATTTATCAAGATAATCTTATCATAAATGCGAAAAAATGTCAATTTTTTGTTTAATTTTTATCAAATTGACATACTATTGGTAACAAACTGTAACCGATTACGGCGTTTCCGCCATTTACTGACACTTTTCTAGACTTTTTATTTACAATTTTCGACACTTTCTTTACATTTTTATATTTCATAACATTTCTGAATCTAGAAGAAAACGCTAATCTTTTATATTCATCTCTTGTCGGAATCTCTTCATGTGATGTAATATGTACGGTAACACATGTTACGTCATTTGCAATATCACAATATACAACATATCCCAAAGATCTTGCTAAAGATACAATACCTTTTTCCAAAGGATAATATTTAGTATAGAAATTGTATGTGCCTCTCACATTTCCTATTTCGCATATTGGTGAATCGATAAGTCCCGCGAAACATTCTAATCGTGTCGCTCTATTTGATAACAAATATTCTTCAGGAATACCCATAGGTACTACAATACAATAATCATAAGGGTTATATACAATCGCGTTTTTACATTGCGCAATATCCATTGTGTTGCTAGCACCACATTTTTTGCTACACAATTCATCAGAGAACACAATGTTTCCGTGATTTTTTAGATACTTATCATAAACTATCCACATTACATCATCATCGCAAAGAAAAAACTCATTTGTACTAGCTTGTACAATATTATAATCAAGTGTAACATTTTGCCACTCGCTAAGCGCAACAACCGGCTCAAATGTCCCGTATGCCGTTAATACCTCATCATATAATTTTAAGTTTTTCAAAGGTACAAAACCATTTGGTGTGAGAAATAATGTATCTTCACCAAGCATTAATAACCAGCCTCTCTAATATCATATAGTCTGAATGAACCCCTAGTTTGTTTTCCCAACACATTTATTAACAAACCTGCTAGACTATCCGGCGCATCGTCGTGTTGTCTTTTTTGAATAGCACCATCTTTTTGACTCCAATTCCATAGATTTTGTAAGAAGGTCATATATTGCGAGTTGTTTCTAATCAATTTTGGGTCCTTAAAATAAATTCTAAAAGTACCTTCCAAAGTACTAGTACCTTTAATTTCTTCAGAACATGATAATATTCGATCAAGTTTTGACGATTTTGTTGACGCGTTATGTGCTGTAATATTACACCTATATCCTATTTTTCGCAAATCTTGTGATATAAGTGTTGAATAAAAATCACCACCATTATTCTTTTCAAAACCACATTTAGCAACATTGTTTATCATTAGCATTTGGCAAACCATCGGTCTTGAATAAGAATCTCCGTCAAAATTATGGATAAATAATACATCGTTTATATATACATCTCTGCCATAAACATATGCCACAGGCATTGACATATAGTCATCGCCGCCGTGTGCGACATCGTTATAAGCGACAATTCTATCAGGGTTGCCTTCTGGAAGTTCTGTGAAATATGTAAGAGCCTCTTTCTCAAATGGATGGCCGTCTCTTTCGATCGGATTCATTAAGTATTTCGCACTAAAGATGACAGGATCTTCAGCAAGTTGCATATCTTCATAATATTTTACATCGAAACCTTTCCCACAGTCATATAAGAAATTACTTTCGTGGTTTTCATCCCAACAAGGAATTGATATGACTCTAGTCCTATCATTATTACCTTTTTGTATTTCAGTTTTGACAATTCTTGAAGTAACATCATAAATACTCCATGGTGTATTAACATGAAGTTCTGGGCAAGGTCTATATACTCCATCTTTGCATTTTCTCGTTACTTTTCTATCTTTTATAGTCGCTGTATAAGAATAATAAAGTTTATCAAGCCTATCTTTACTATTCGCTTGCTCAACATCTTTTACCAAGTCATCGCAATACAGCAAATTGCTAGCTTCGGCAAGACCTGTAGTACCACCTTCGACTGAACGGAACATTGCGGTATGAAATCTTTTATCTTCGTTAAAATCTAAATAAGAATACTCAGCGTTTTTCGTTGTAACAGCAACTCTAGGGAATATCTCTTTGTATCTATATTCGTCGGACTCTACAATATTCAAAAACTCTTTATAGAACGATTGAGTAAGTGAAGTACTATGTCCATTTCCAAGGATAGATTGTTCAGGATATAATCCAGCGCGAAAAGTCAAGAAAAACAACGATAATGTTGATTTTCCAACTCTTGGAGGCATATTTAATACGAGTAAATCTAATTTGTCATCTTGTAAATCTTGAAATGCTTGTATAACACCGTGTTTTTTAAGAATTTTAGCACGTGGGAGATAGAATTTCTTCTCCATAGGTCTATTCCATTCAAGTGCTATACAATAACTTTCGAAATCACCTGAACGAGCAAGTACATCATATGCTGTCCTAAGTTGCTCATCAAAAATCAGTCCTTCGTCAACACTTTTATCAATTATTTCTTTTGCCACTTTTATAGCATTATCAATTTTACCTTCGGATTCATATGCACACATTAAAGAATATACACAAGCCATATATTGTTGTGTATTTTTCATATTGTCGGGAGTTTGTTTTAAAAGCTCTTCGATTTCTAGACTAAGTTCTTCGGTATTATTCATTAGTTTTCTCCTTAAAAATAGCCTCTATCGCACCATCTGGTGTAGTACCTCGTCTTTCTCTTTCGATCATTTCTTTTAAAGCGTTTATAGATTCACGAGATGCTGCTAAATCTTTTTCAGCACTACTTCTACCTATTTCGACAGATTGTGTGTTTTTCATACCGTAGAAATTCGCAGCCGTAAACATATATGTCGCGGGATTAACTTTATTATTAAGAGCGGCGTTCTCAATCACCACATGACAAGCATCCTGCGCACGCAATAAAACATCGTAGTATCGCGATGTTGGATCATTCAAATATTTTTTAAGAGTATTATAAGGTACACCAATATATAAAGACATTGCTTTTATAGATGGTAATTGCGCCGTTTTCTCACATATATCAAAATATTCAATTATTCTATTTTCAACTTCTTCTACTGTTCCTAATTTTGAATCTTTTCGAGCTAATGCTGAATTCACAATAGTTGCATTATATGCGGATACTTCTTCTTGTGCCAAGAAAGATTCTGCACCACCTTGCAATTCTAATTCTCTAACTCTAAGACTCAACGGTAAAGCTGGCTCTTGCATATTCATCCTCCTTTGGGTATTATACCACATTTTTGACAAAAATAAAAGATGGTGCTAAATGACACCATCTCATCCCGTTGTCTGAAAAAGCCAGAGCGAGTTAATACACTCTGGATCAGGGATGAAGTGGTACGCCGTTGATTCATACCACGTTACTATTATATCACATTTATGCGTTTTTTACAATATTATTTACAAACCGCATTTTGTATAAGATTTGCGTAGTCTTCCGGATAGTCAATATCGTCAGTACCATCTAATATTTCAGTGTATCGTTCAGATATAATATGTTCGTTGAAATTTATACAATGCAGGCTTCTATATACTTCCCAACCGATGCATCTATCGATAATTCCTTGTTTATATAAATCTTTAACTATGTGTTTATGTTTGTAAAACAAATCTTTATCTTTGATTTTTATTGCGAATATTTCCCATTTACCTCCGAAAAACATAATGTCATCGGCATCGGTATTCAAGATAGTTTTAATCGCTTCTTCCGTATAATAAACATCGCCGTATAGGTAGCATATGTCATCATCTGTAGGATATTCCTCAAATCTATCTATTTCACAATCGTTATCCGTTTGCTCTATTACTTCACCATATTTTTTATAGCGTTCGTCGCAACCGGTTATGATATAATCACTTATACCATTTTCTTTTAATAATCTAGTTGTGCGACCTAATAGTGTCTCACCATTTATAGTGACTAAATGTTTAGGCACGCCAAGATGATTATTCCACCTTTTACCAGTACCAGCACACATGATTATATATTTCATAAACATCCCTCATTATTCTTCAAAAACGATTACGTTTTCTAATAATCTACTCAATTCAGCATTCATATCTTCAGTGGTTGTGTAATTTGTTAAATCATTTACATCTTTTTGTACAGCAGTATCCGCTTTTCCTAAACTTGTTTGGACATCACTTGCCAAATCACTTTTAGGTATCCCAGAATTAGGTTTATTATATTTCGCATTCCAAGTAGATTTTTCATCCGAACTCGTAAATTTATTTATCGTATTAGTATCATCTACTAAATCGGCACTCAATTTATGATTACCATCTATTTTATCTTGCTTTCCATTTTTTAAATTCTCAATATCGTCTAATATAGAACTATCATCATAAGTATTATTGATCGTTAATACGCCATCTTCTTGTTCTATACTTATATTCGTTCCAGCTTCTATTGATATGGTATTTTCGCCGTTTATTTTAGCATCTTTTCCATCTTTTCCATCATAAATCTCCGTTTCGTGCGGCTCACCTTGTTTATCAGTTAATGTAACTGTGGTTACATTATCGACTTTATTTACTTCAATATTAAGGTTATCCATCTCAGCGATTTTTTCATTCCCAACATCCATCCAAGTTGGAAATTCTTCAGGTTGTTCTCCCTCAGCACGAATCGAATTTTTAACATAAGCATAAATTTCTTCGCTTTTGAAAATAGGTATTTCCTCGTTTACAGCTACCTTATCAATTACAATTTGAAAAATTATTTTCCCTTCATTAGTTATAGCACTTTTAATCGGTAATACATAAGTTTCGCCGACTTTCGTCATATTTCTAGTATCTTTTACACCATCTTCTCGTTCCCATTCTAAACGAGCTACACCATCAACAAACTCATCGACGAAATCAAATATAATATTACCCATTAGATTTTCACCATCAACAGCCAACGTTCTTATCTCTGGTTCAGCCTTACTAGTTTTTGACGAAACGTGAACTATAAAATCTTTCATTTATAAATCAACTCCTCAATCACGCGATATTTTTTCGAGACTATTATATCATATTCACACATATTTTACAATAAGAAAAAGCAAGTATAACACCTGCTTATTTTATTTTGGTACAATAATCGACTTTGCCTTTTAAGCATACCCAACCAGAATATCCTCTACCCCATATTTGAGTTTTGTTCATCTTAATTTCCAATACATCAAATCTAGTACCTTCTTTATATACCGCATCAGCATTAGGATCTTTACTTGTTGCGTTCTTTTTACCATTTTTTGTTAAATCTTTCACTTTTTTAGGTTCATAATTTGTACCCGGTCCAGTTCTTACATATAAGTTATAATGCGTCACATATAACCCTGGCGTATATTCAGTATTCACAAATAAGGAATCATCTAACAAATATGGATACGGATCAGTTATTTTACCATTTACCAATATTCTAAAATCCAAATGAGCGCCGTGTGAATTACCTGTATTACCCATATATCCAATAACTTGACCTTTTTCGATCTTTTCACCAACTTTTACTTGAATTGAACCCTTTTTCATGTGTAAATATCTACTTGATATGTTATTAGGGTGTTTTACTTCTACCCAATATCCACCACCTAAAGGTGAATAAGTGCTTTTTACAACTTCACCATCAGATACACAAACTATATAGTCGGTAGTTGTATTTTTCCCGTTATAACTAACCATGTCCATTCCACCATGAGTAGGCCTTTTAGTATTTCGTGTTTTATAATCACTTGTTACATAATGAATTCCGTTTTTAAGAACATTATTTTCTACTTCAATTAAACCTTTCATATTTCACCTCCTATCTCCTTTTATGTTTTTTATTAGTTTTACCCTTTTTAGTAAACTTTTCTATCTTAGCAAAATGCATCTCATATTTCCTTTTTTGAGTGCCGTTTTTGTCTTTGTGCTTCCCCATCTTTTTCCTCCCTACTACTTATATAAAAACACGCCATTAACACCGTCATCGTTAAACCACCGAATAAGGCGCCTAATACGAAGAATACTAACATTTATTCCTTCTCCTTACTAATTTATTACCAAATGTCTCAAGCTCTTGCTTTATATTAACAGGATTTCCTTTATCATCCATATCCACTTCTACCCACCAACAACTTTTATCATTATTATAACCTTGACTTCTTTCAAAAGGTGTCAAGTCTTGCAAGCAACTTGTTTGAAAGCAATGTGTATTACCTTGTTTCATATAAAAACTTTGATGTATATGTCCGGTTTGTAATATATGTGGTAGCTCTTCACTTGGTATACTATCTAGGTATTTTTGTAATCGGTAGCTTTTAGCATAACTTTGCCCTTTTGCCCCGTGGTATAAACGACAACGAAGCTTTCCTATCATTAAATCTTCACAATCACTACCTAAATAATGCAAATCGTCTCTACGAGCGCATACATCCTTGACGATATCCGCACCACATTGTTTTATCCACCATAAATCGTGATTTCCCGCGATCATATATGTAGGTATATCACTTTTAGGGTATTTATCGATTGTATAATCTCTTTGAGCGGTATAAGATACCTCTTTTAACTCAAATATTTGCTGCGGCCTTCCACTCAACCCCTCAACGACGTCTCCGGAGTGAAGAATATAATCAACATTCTTATCTTCCGCTTCTTGATATAAGTATCTCAATATATCGAGCCTATCAAATTTACTACACAAATGCGTATCACTTATAAGCAACAAACTAACATGCTCTAAATTATTCGGAATTTGATATACCTCATTATTCTTCTCAGGCTTCATCTTAACGATTTTACCATCAATAAGCTCAAACAACATCCCTTTGTCTTGAAGAATCTTCAAAAGACCATATACTTCATATTCTTGGAGATTTAGATCCTTCATTATCTGCTTAACATCCCTGCGCTTAGACTTAACCAAATATTCTCTAAATTTTTCTACCAATTCTTCCATAACAACCCTTTTAACCAACTATTTATCTTCGACTTTAAGATTTTTCTTATAATTCGCCGTAGAGATTCCTAAACATACACCTAAGAATGTATCTACCGCCATAATCGTACCAACGATTTCTTCACCATAAGGGAATCCCCATATTCCCGCAAGTGCGAAATATAAAGTACCAACAGCAGGCAAACCAATTTGCGCAATATATTTTAATATATCGTATACTTTATTACTCATCCTCACTTTCCGCCTCCTTCCTATTCATTTTCTTTATAACTTTGACCAAATTTCTTTCTAACAAAACTTGTAATCTATCATACGTAATCTTCCATCTATGTCCAGGTTCGGGACAGAATCCCAATTCACCATCAATCAAATGCTGTATCCTATATCCATCCAAAGCCTCTACTTCATATACAGAGTCTAACTCTTCAAGATATGTTGATTCTCCTTTTTCCAGGATATCACCCCAAGTATCACTCTTCGGCGTATATTCAAACTCAAGCTTTTTCTCATATATATCTTTTATAGGAACATTTTGCATATCAAAATCTACTATCCACCCATTTACACCATGTTCCACACCAATTTCCTTCATCACCGGCATATCCGTAACCACCACGCCGGTCCCAACCGAAAGAGCCTCAACCACTGAATAACAATATCCTTCATTATCCGATAATTGAACAAGTAAATCCGCATTCGCAATATAATCTATAATATCAAGTCTAGGGGGCATATATATGATATGAGGATTCCGAATCGCATTCGCATCATCCGTAAATATCGTCCATATATATGGTATTTTTGCATCATCCAGCATCCTCGCTAATCTCTCTAACCTCTCTTTTCCCTTTTCTTTCGTAAGTCTCGTCGCCGAAATCAAATTCAACACCCTCCGTGGCTTAGGTTTTTCTATAGGATTATATGCGAGTATAGGCTTAATTCCCTTTAATTCTTCATAACTATCACATACAACTTGACTTACACCATAATAATGATTAATTTTCTCATGATATGGTACTAATTTCTCCAAAAGTTGCCCATTCTTCACCATCGCTTTATAATCACCATGCAATATGAGGTTATATTCTTTAGCCTCCACATTATCAATAATTTCACGATTGAAACAGAAAAACATTTTATCACATACAATATGTTGCCCTGTATATCTCACACAACGCACATACTTTCTAAGTCTCGCAATTTGCTCTGGATCCCCATCTTTGTAATATATCGTTATATCATGATCTTTGTACTTTTTCGCAAGCTCATGGAACCACGTCTCAATCCCACCAATCTTGTTAATGTATTGGAAATAGAATACGTTCTTCATCACATACCTCACTTTATGCTATTTATTCGTTAGCATAAGTATAACACAAAATAGAAGAAAACACAACCGCTCGGGGGTTGAAATTTCCGGACGGGGGTTGGGGGAATGAGAGAGGTGTGGATTGGTGGTGACAGTTGTGGGTTGGTGGTGGCTGCTGCTGGGGATGGGGATGGGGAGGATGAGGTGGTGGTTGGGGGAGTGAAATTTGCTGAGATATCTAATTAGGAGATTTGGGGGTTTTTAATAGGGGGGTGTGGTATACTATAATTGTAAGGGAAAGGAATGGTAACAGTGGAACGTAAAGGAAATGTAAAGTATACAACAGTTGGCAATTACACGAAATATTGTATTGATAGCCTTAATTTGCGTAAACACGTAAACAAACAAAAAGTTTTAATCGCTGGACTTAACAACGTTACAAGGGCGAAGCATATCCACGGGCTAGATGCTTACGATAAAAGCCGCCAACTATCCGCAATTAATAAGATACAATTAAACCCTAAAAAACAAAGGGCGAACTATATCCAAATTGGCGATAGTAAAATGTTATTAAATAAGTATATTAAACAACTGAAGGCAACACGTACACCATTTATAGTTGACCTTAAAATTAATAAAAAGTTGTATGTTAATGGTGAAGTATATGATATTATAAACACTATAGCATAATAACTTGATATGGTGGTAGTTAATTAACCAGTATAGTCCGCTATACTCTACCGCCTCAGTGGCAAGTCCCACGAATAAAAACCTAATAGAAAAATAGAAAAAAGTAGTAGTGCGTAGACACACGAAGAAAATAAGGTGGGAATAACACACTATAAAATGAGTATATTATTATAGTTAAGACTTGATTATGTTTATACTTGTATCTAATACAAGACAACGAGATACGAATAAATATAGGTTATCAAACGACTTTTTAAGGTATCCGGTAATTGATAATCAAGAACGTTTGAAGTGTAGAAAATTTTTAATAAAATTTTTGGCACTACACTAAAGATTTTTAGTCCCTAATTTTCAAATCAAGATTTTAGTACCTAAAAGTTTTTAGTGTGGTGTCAAAAGACACCGCAAAATGTTTTTCAAAAGAAAGGAGTGAGAAAATGAAAAACGAAGATTTAAAATTTTTGCAAACTTATGCGCAAAAATGGAAGGAGTTTAAAGAACTCAAGAAAGAACTTGACGAAATGAACCCGGAACTTGAAAGGTTATTTGCTGAAAAGGAAATAAAACATTTCAATTATTTGGGTATCATATGGTCATATGTGGGTGAGACAATAGTTCCCGAGCATCTTGTAAATCAATTTACAAGAAAAGCGTATGTCTCATTAAGAAAGTAGGTGCGAAATGATAAAGAAATATGACGAATTTATTATTAAATACCTATATGATACACCGGAACAATACAACGAAGTTAAAACATACTGGAGACTTATGCCAGTGGCATTTGTCTTTTTCATTGTCATGGAAATAATTTTTTAAGAAAGGAAAGTGAAGAAAAATGACATTCAGACAATTTTTATTACAAGATAATGCTAAATTATTAAAGCAAATCTTCGAGGCACAAGCAAAGGGTGCCAAAAGTTACATCAAGATTTTATTAAAACAATTAAATGAAAACAACAAGACATTACACATTATGGAAAAATGTATATAATCTCAAGGAAATAAAGGAGGATAATTTTTATGGAAAGATTTTTAAGAGATGTATTAGAGAATAAGAGATATGGTTATTCTGAATATCGTGACCAATTCAATTGGAACGATTATGTTTTAGGAGAAGGACCTATATACTTCTCCTTCGAACTAGAAACTGGAAAAAATGAATCTAGCTTGACACCTTCACAAATGAAGAAAGCTTGGTCTATGTTCCCAGTAATATGTGCGAGTGATTCAAGTATACCAGCAAATTATAATTATGAATGGATAAGTCAACCAATGAGTTGGGCATGGTTTAAAGAACATAAACAAGAATTCATTGATTGGTGCAAATACTTGAAAAGTATAGGATTAAAATCAAACTCCCTAAATCAATCAAATGGAACAGGTTGTGGGTTACACATCCATGTTACAAAAGTGGATGGATGGGAAAAAGCCGTTGGTGCAATATGGTTATTCACTAACACATATAAAGACCAACACGCTAGAATATGTGGTCGTAGAAACGTAGGTTATGCGAGTGATATAACAACATATAGAAACCCTAGTAAACAAGAGTTCATTAACTCTATTGAGTGGTTACAATCAGCAGCATTGAGTTTAGCAAATGAACACTCACTTGCGATTAACTTACAACACAAAAATGATATTGAATTTAGACAAAGTGTTGGAACATTAAATGAAAACACTTTAATAGCAAGATTTGAATATTTCTTGAACTTGTACAACTTAGCATTAACATATGATAGAATTGACCGATTTACTCTATCAAGAGTTACAAAAGGTGAATTCATAAGCGAGTATGCTAGAAAAGTGGATGCGATAAGTGTTGCAGTACCATTCGATACTACAAGATTGATTAAAGCATATACAAGTCAATTATTGAAAATTAGAAATGAAATAATTGAGAAATTAACATCCTTGATAAATGGTATTTCAAGATCGAATTTAATAGAAGAAGACAAATATACGGCATCTCGATCAGCGTACGACTTGATATCATCATTATATACATCAGTGGACAACCTAGAGAGTACATTGAGAAATATAAAAACAACTCAAAGAATATCAAGAAGAGTTGAAGAGTCAGGAGATGTCAACTTGCTTAAAATTAATGACGCAACAAAAGTATTCATACAAGGTATTGAGATACCTACAATTCAAGAAAATATAGAGGAGGTTTAATATGTGTATCATCATAGCAAAAAACAAAAAAATGAGACTACCAAAAGATAGTGAACTTGAAGAAGCATTCAATAATAATCATGATGGTGCTGGTTTCATGTACACCGATAATGGTAGAGTAATTATTGACAAAGGTTATATGGGTTTGCCAAAGTTTATGGCAAGATATCATTATTTATGTCGTAAATATGACAATTTCAAAGACAAATGTCTAGTAATTCATTGTAGAATAGGTACTGATGGCAGCAATACAGCGAAGAATACACACCCATATGCGTTAACAAAAAGTATCCGCAAACTACATAAAGAACACACAAGTGCCGAAGTTGGTATCGCACACAATGGTATTATAAGTGATTATAAGCCAACAGAGAGCGAACAACGCCACGATATAAACGATACACAAAACTTTATCAGATTATATATGTATAATAGATATAGATTTGATAAAGAATTCTATGCAAGAAAATTTGAACGCGAACTAATAAACGATTTAAGTTGGTCAAAATTCGCGATTTTAGACAAGAACGATAACCTGTATACAATAGGAACATTCCAAACTGACAATAACTTACAGTTTTCAAACGATAGTTATATGCCATACAATAAAAGAATGAGGAAATACAACTATGGTGAAGACACCTATGGATACAATTACAAATACAAATCATACAGTCAATATGGCAACTACAGTTTATATTAACATTGAAAAAAACATTGACTTATGATATAATGTATATACAAAGTGAAACGAGAGATTCAGAAAGGAGAAATGATTATGTTGAATCAAATAGTTTTAGTAGGAAGATTAACAGGAGAGCCTAGAAGAAGCGAGGACAATAGAAAGGCTGTTATAACATTGGCAGTACCAAGAAGTTATAAAAACGCTGATGGTGAATATGAAACTGATTTTATACCTTGTATATTATGGAATGGAATAGCAGAAAACGCTATGGAGTATTGTAGACAAGGAGATTTGGTCGGCGTAAAAGGAAGATTGCAAAATGAAGGGCAACACATCAACGTTGTAGCAGAAAAATTAACATTTTTAAGTAGTAGACCATCAAATAATGAAAGGGATGATGATTAATGGTTGAAATTACAAAGAAAAATGTCGCAGAACTTTGGGAAATATACTCAGAGTATGTAGAACATTACAAATCCAACTGGAGAGACGACGAATATATGAGATTTGAAGAATTCGTCGATAACAGGATTATACAATGTGAGCAATGTGAAGAATATTATGACAAGGACGACGACTATATGAGACATCTAGAAGATGGAAGCAACATCTGTGAACAATGTATGATAAATGGTTGGGGGCAATAATGACTATAGAAACTTGGAATATTAAAGAAATAACTGGTTATGAACCAATAACAACTTTTTATGACGATTTTTCAATAGCTGATAAGTTTGGGGCTGAAGCTATTAAAGATACTTATAATAGAGCTTTTAAAGAATGGAAGCACGATTATAAATATTTAACCGAACTTATCATGGCATTAAACTGGAAATGCTGGAGATGGAGTGAAAAAGACCAAGCAATATCAAAATTATACACCGAATTATTCCAAACAGCATACGATTATGCGATAGAAAACTTAAAAGGCGAAGAATTATCATATTTTATCAGGACTACTGATTAGGTAGTCCTTTTTAGGAAGGGAGAAAAAATATGAAAGCACTTAAAGTAAAAGATTTATACAAAATGATGTTACATGAAATGCAAATGAACAGACAAGACTATACTGTCTTGGTAACTGACGACGACGAAGCAAATGGGTATCATTACCTATGGTATGGACCTCAAACAATAACTGACGCTGAAAAACCCATTGAATATGATGGAGAAATATTTAGCGATAGAATACACACAAGCGACAGTGTGGCACCACATGATAAACATATTATATTAGGATAGGAGGAGATAATATGACAGACAAAACAAAAACTGACTTATTAGTTGACAAGTTCAATGACGAAATGTCTAAATATCGAATGGAACTTTGTCAAAAAGGTGCTGAAGAAGTATGGGAACACGCTTATGAAATTGCGATTAAAAATGAACTAATTTACGCACCATATGAACTTAGCGACGACCAAATCGACTTCATAATACAAAAAGGATACACATTACATGACTTTTATGAAGCCTGGATGGACAACGATGGTTGCGAACTATGTTCTGAAACCACAGCATGCGTTGAGGACTTTATTAACGAGGAAATGCATGAGGAAGGAGAAGATGATTAATGAGAAAATGCACTGAATGTGGCAAGGAAATGACCGAAGGATACTGTATATTCGACGGTCTTGAGTATTATTGCAGTAAGGAATGCTTACACAAGCATTGGATTGAAGCAGAATATATAGAACTATACAACAAAGGAGACGCCTATTGGACTGAATGGGAGGAGGAAGATATATGCGAAATGTAGTATATGATAATGGTGAAAAACTACTTGGAACCAAAAGAGATGTGGTAGCAGATATCCACAACCAAATGCTTACGCAAGAAAATGATGAAGAACTCATGGAAATTCTGAGAGACTTAACTGGAATCGCAGATGATTCGATCGTAATGATTAACTATGATTGTGCTATGGGCTACACGATTGATTATTGGGATAAAGATGATATGAGGGAGATTGATTAAAATGTATAACGACAATACTTTTATGTATATCCTGGACATGTGTCAGGAACTAGACATCGATGAACTAAAAT